CGGAGCTGGAGACCAGGATAGAGATCGAAATCGATATCGTATCCCTTGTCAATGCAGTACTGCTTCAGGCGCTCCAGGCTGTAAGTCCTGGGGTCTCTGATCTCACTGCCATCAAGCTCGTGCGCCTGGTCGAAAATGACCTTCTTGAACCGGATGAAGTCCGGGTACTTGTTGACGAAGGCTTGCTTCTGTGTGTACTTGAAGTGGCTGTGAAAATTGAAGTTGTGCTTGAGTAGCGACTTCGGCACCACGATCTTGCATCTGAACTTCTTCTCTCTCTTCTTGTCGAGCCTGTTCTCGTCCGGGACGATATATGTCCCATAATACGAGGCAATCATGTACTTATTCGGATCAAGTCCTGACACCTTCTTCGGTGCAGCGCTCTCTGCTGTTTTAGTCATCGTCTTCTCCCCAGATTACATTTATCCCGATACTACCATCTTCGATAGTAGCTGCATTATCAAACATGCCTCCTTTCCTGTCAAACTGAGAAAAGCATCTTTCCGTGTCCAGGAAATGATCCGGCTCCTTCTGAGTGAATGTCTGATTGTCCTGGTGGTAGATCTTATTGCTCGGCACGTCGAAGGCATAGGTGTAACTGGTGGCGTCGAATATATCCGGCGACTTGTTACTGCCGAGCACGTCCTTGATCTCGTCCTTCGGCGGCAGGATAAGAAGTCCGGTGCCTGGCTGTATCCGCTCACCAGGAATAGATGACAGTTCCAGGAAGAACTCTTTCCACTTGGGATTGTCGCCTTCTTTGTCGTGAGGGAAGGAGAACATGCTCACATCTTCCGGTCCTGCCTCGATAGCCTTCTTCAGCCTGAAGCCCATCTCTGTGCGCTTGTTCGCGTAGAGATCCTTTCGGTCAGCCTTGCCGCCTGGATAGATACCGACCATCGAGTACATGCCCATCTGTCGCGCCAGCTCGAACGCACCATGACCATATCCCATGTCGATGTACTCGTTCTGTGACTGGTATCGCTCCTTCAATCGGCGAGCGATGCCGACAACCGTCTGCTGATCCATGTTCCGGTGGACTTCGTAATCCAGGATAATCGGACCTTGCCGCACCACGAAGACCGTTCTGTCACCGCGACCGGCTGAGTCGATGCCGATCACGACCGGATCGAACGGTGTCGCGAAGACGGTCTTATTGCCCTTCGCCATGAGGAGCTTGACCGGATGGAAGAATCTATCACCGGCGACCTGGAAGGCGAGATCGAAAGTCGCCGGATACTCCATGTTAAAGAGCATGGCTTCGCCCTGGTACTGGTCGCGGATCAGGGCATGCCTCCAGTAAATCTGCTCAAGGTCGGCACCGTACTCTTTCATCATCGCCCGTTCTTCCGGCGACGGCTCCCAGTCTTTCGGGGGAGTCATGCGATACTCGGGCACCTCGAAGCAGCCGATGAACAAGAGCCGGTATTCAGATTCACCATCCTTCGCCGCCTGGGCTCTCTTGTGCTGCCAGGTGCCGGACCCGCCGCTGGTGCTCTCGTCGAGGCGAGCCGTGCCCGGTCCGCGCTCAACGGACGGGTAGACCGCCTGCTGGATATCGCGCACCATCTTCGCGTCATACCAGCCGGACTCGGTAAGATGGAGAACCGAAGCAGCCGGACCGCGAGCCGCATTAGAGCCAGCGACCGCGACGATCATCTTGCTCAAGTTCTCCTCGAACGCCAGCTCTCTCTTGTTGTCGGTCTTCGAGGTCCGCGCCAGCTCTTTCGGCATGAACTTGTGAAAGGTCTTGATGTGCCGGTCGAAGATCTCCTCGGCGACCGGCGCACTGTGAGCGATGTTCAGGACGACGAGCGCCTCCTCGAACGTGATCCGCTGATACTCCCAGCCGTTCAAGACAGACGTGCATCGCATCTTTCTGGGCGTGACGATAATCAGGTCGATCTCGTTGTTGCGATTCTCGATCTGCCAGGCGATCTCGTCCATCACCCGCCGCTGAAGGTACGTGTAAGCCATCGGCACGATACCGCGCTGACCTTTCACTCCCCAGGATGCTATTTTCAGGCAGTTCGCGGCGAAGTATTCCGGGTCGTTCATCAACGCCCAGGCTTTTTCTTCGGCTGTCCTGTAGACCCGCACTACTGGACCTCGGCGTCAATAACGCCGTGCTCCTCGATCAAGCTCGGCGGCGACTGAACCGTGTCGGCAAGCTCCTTCAGCGTGGCGTGGATGTTGATAGACTTCATCTCGACGTTGTGCTTGACCGTCGCCTTACCCCAGCCTCGATCAAGCAGGAGCTTCGCCGCTTCCAGTCTGGTGCTGTTGTCCACACTGCTGATAGTCTTGACGCCGGTCTCCTCATCGACTTCGATATGGCTGCCTCGCATGATACCGACCACGGTCTCGATTGCTTCCTCAGTGTACTCGCGGGCGAGCTGCTGGACCGAGAACGGCACCTTGCTCTGACCGCCGACATTGCCGACCTTCGTCGAAGACCTCGCGCACTTCGCATTAGTGTCGTCAGGCACCATCGGCAAGAGATCCTCTGCCGCCTCGATGAGCTGATCGGCGTGAGATTCCATCTCGTCAACCAGCCCGCCGTAGATGTCCTCTTTACTGCTCATTCGCGCAGCCTGTCGTATCGATTCTCTTCCATCCTTCCCGTCCGCCACTGCTCAACCAGCTCATCGTATGCCATCGCCACAAAGAAAGTGTCATCACAATGATCGCAATGGGACTCTACGCACATTCGCCCGTTCACGTTCCGACATTTTTGCGGCCGAGGGAGAGGTCTTGCGCAGCTCGGACAATATCGGATTCTGGTTGTTTCTCCCTCTTCGACAGCCGGGAACGCAGAAAATCGATAGTAAGGAGCCAAGCGGTCTTTCCCGCGCCTGATGCCGTCTTCAAAGGCTGAGGCTCCGTTTGTCCGCAAGTCTATCGTCACGAGTCCCTTCGGTCTGACAAGCGGCGCTAATACTGCGTCGAGGTCGTTCGGACTCACGGGTGGCGGTGGTGTCAGCAAATGAAAGTTGACGCGATCATCCAGCGCTATCAGGCGCTCAAGAGAGAGCAAGACTTGTGGATACCCACATTCGAGGCTCTCTCCCAGTATATTCTCATGCGGAAGCTTTACTGGAAGGGCGAGCTGAAGTCTGGACCGTTCGTGTTCAACCTGAACTACGATGGCACCGCCATCAAAGCCGCTCGTGTCATGGCTGCTTCGATCTTCGGGCAGACATGGCCGTCGGCTTCCGAGTCGTTTGAGTTCGTGCCCGAGGCGGCTCAAGAGAAAGACCTGTTCAACGATGACGATATCTTCTCATTCCTGAGAGATGTTAACGCAGTGATGGCGACACAGCTCGGCAAGCCTGAGTCTGGATTCTTGACCGCCTGGCTCGAAGCCATCACCGACCTGATCGTCTTCGGGACAGCGTTTATCTTCGTGCAAGACACGAAAGACATGAAGAATCCGGTGCGCTTCAAGGCGCTCGATGCGAAGTCTATCGTCGCCGATTGTGATGAGGCGGGGAACATCACCACGGCTTTTATCATGCACCGCTTGACGGTGGCGAGCGTCGTGGCGAAGTACGGGCTGGAGAATTGCAGCCGCGAGGTCCAGACCGACTATCGAAATCCCTCTAACCATCAAAAGCGTGTCAACGTGCTTCAGGCGATAATGCCGCGAGCCGAGCGCGACCCGTACAAGTTGGGGCGAGAGAACATGCCCTATGCGTCGATCCATATCGACATCACGCACGGCAAGCATGTGATGTTGAACTCCGGTTTCAACGAGATGCCTTTGATCGGGATGCGCTTCTATCACAATCCCGGCGAGGTGCTCGGCAGGTCTCCGGCGATGGACGCGCTCTCGGATATTAAGGAGCTGAACAAAGAAGCCGAGCTTTACTCGAAGGCGGGCGAGTTTGCTCTTAATCCGATGAAGGTCGTTTACAAAGAGCAGGTCATGGGCAGCCTGCCGACATGGAAGTCTGGCGGCTGGATCATGGCTCACACGTCGGGACGGATGGGATCTGACAAGCCGCCCGTCGAAGCGCTCCAGACTGTGACAAATCCCTCCTGGGCGAGAGAGCGAATCAACGACCTTCGCGAGCAGGTTGAGGGACACTTCTTGATCGACCGGCTCACGGATCTAAACAACAGATCGAGACAGACGATGGGTGAGGCTCAAATCAGAAATTCGCTTAGAGAGCACATCACCGGTCCGGTTCTCAATCGTGTTCTGACCGAGGGACTCCAGCCGCTACTTGATCGCACGTTCAACATCTTGCTTGAGGCGGGATTCTTTGGAGTCATTGAGGGCAGTCTCCAGGATTACCAGATGCAAGCGGCTGGCATACAGCCGAAATATCTGAGTCAGACCTTCATTGCCTCCAGGCTCTCTGGCGTGAGAGGGTACAAGATCAAGTTCTTGTGTCCAGCCGCGAGGGCTTCACACCAGGAAGAAGCGGCTGGCATGGCTCAGCTCTCCTCGTGGGTCTTGCAGATGGCTCAGCTTCGCCCGGAAGTTCTCGACCTGTTTGACTGGGACCAGTGGACGAGGCGCGAGCACTTTGTCTCGGGCGCATCACTCACTATCCTGAACAGCCAGAGCAAGGTCGATCAGCTTCGCCGCATGGCTGCCGAGGCGCGAGCGCAACAAGAGCAGATGATGGCTCTTGCTCAAGGCGCGGAGATTCTGAAGTCTGGCGGCAAGGGATTGAAAGACCTGGGGGATGCGAATGTCGCCTGACGAAACGCTCAATGAGCGGCTCATGACTGAATCGGAGCTGCTACACTTCTTGAACAGGCTTGCCGAAGACCCGGCAGGCATGAAGTTCTTGCGCTATCTTTGTCATGACCTATGCACTTATCACGACACAAGTGCAACGATGGAAGTCGGCAAGGTGAGCATAAATGCCTGCTTATTCAACGAAGGGCGCAAAGATATCTGGCGCACGCTGCGCCCGTTTTTTACCGCTCAATTTCTGGGCGAGATCGAAAGCTTCGACGTAATTCTTCAGCATGAGAGACTGATGTCTGTTGAGCTGAAGGACGAGGACGATGACACAGGAGAAGGAGAAGATCATGACTGAAGCATCAGGAGGAGACGGGAGTCTCGTCACGCAACAAGGCGCTACCACAACCATTGACACCGGATCTCTTCCGACCGGTGGCGCATCGACACCGGCATTGAACGAAGCACAGCAGCTCTTCGCCGAGCGCTTCGCGAATAACGAAACGTTCAAGCCGTTCCTGTCGCATGAAGACCCGTTTCAAGCGGTCGCCGAACGGCTCTCGACTCCGGTCGAAGGGCTGAAGGTGCCCGGAGAAAACGCTACAGCCGAGGAGCTGTCAGCCTGGCGCAAAGCTATCGGAGCGTTCGACACGGCTGAAGGCTACAAGTACGAGCCGCCGACAACAGACGACGAGGCGCTGAAGGCTCTCTTGCCGAGCGCTGACACGCCGATGCCGTTCGCTGAAGCGTTCGCCGAGATCGCCGTGAAGACCAACATGCCCGAGAGCACCTGGAAAGAGATCACTGCCGGATACAACCAGATGCTTATCGAGAGCGCGAAGATCGAACAGGAGATGATGGCGAAAGCCTCGCAGACAATCGCCGAGAACTGGAAGAAGGCGCACGGTGAGAACGCGCCCCAGGTCGGGCAGGTCTTTCAGAAATACTTCGCGACTGCTTCGCCTGAAGAATCTCAGATTCTTTCCACGCTCTCAGCCGAGCAGGTCGCCGCTCTGGGTAGTGCGATCTACAAGCACGACCGTATGGTCATGAGCGAGGACGGCATCGACACGAAGAACATCGGCAGCTCGACGCTAAGCGAGACTGACTATGTTCTGAAGCGCTCCGAGCTTCTGGCACAGAAAGCGAAGCTTGACAGAGAGGGCAAAGCCTGGAGCGTGGAAGCTCGGAAGATTCAAGCCGAGCTGAAGCAGCTCTCTGATCGGCAATTTAACCGATGATGTTTGCAAGTCCGTTTGATGACTACAGCACCAGCCGGACGAGCAAGGAGCCGGACAAGGTTTCTCGGTACTCCGAGGATGTTGTCGAACTGGCGAGGGAAAGACTCAGGGCAGCAGAAGAAGCAATCGCCGAGACCGCTGACCCTGGTGTCGCCCTCAAGCTCGCGAACGAGATCGGGCTTCTGAGAGAGATTATCGGAGGTTGACAGGTGTCGATCGCTACGGTATAAGGTAGTAGCTAGCCTTTGATCTTCAGGCGTTAACGGAAGTTTTTACCTCCCAACAGTCTGAGGAATTTATGAATGGCTGAATCTTATACCACCTTGTCGAGTCAGCAGATTCTCGACTTTACGGCTGAGGTCCATTCGATCACTCAAGAGAGAATGTCCTTCCTCACCCCGTATGTAATCCCGAAAGAGTTTAATGGCAAGTATCTTCGCTGGATTCGCGCCGGTCAGATGGCTCGACCGACCAAGAAGACGCAACGGTTTCAGGATGCCAACCTGACCGATTTCGCCTGGGACACCAGATGGGCGACCAAATACCGCTACTTCCACGTTCTCGGCATCGACGCCCAGGACGAGGACGAAGTCGGCAGAGCGCTCACTCCCGAGATGACCGAGGCAGCCGTCGCTTCGATGATGCGCGAGATCGACAAACAGATCTACGCAGCCGCCGAGGCTTCTGTCAGGACCGGCTTCGAGCCTGTATCCGGCACCGACCTCACCGCCACTAATGACGGTGTGAACGTGATCGATGCTACCAGCTCGTTTGGTCTGGACACTATCGGCGAGCTTCGCAAGAACTACGACGACAGCGGCGTCACCGGTGATATCGGTCACGTCCCTGGCGCTGGCGGTGTCCCGAACGACTTTCTCCTGCTCATCGGCGGAGCTGAGAAAGAAGATCTTCTTGCCGAGACTCAGCTCACCAGCGTTGACTATGTTGACACTAAGCCTCTCGTTGATGGCAACATCAATCGTGTGCATGGTATCAACATGCTCATGTATGCCAGCTCCGTGCAAGATCCGCTCATGGCGGCTTCTGGCGGTGAGCGTCGGCTCCTGTCTCTCGCTCGCGGCGGTATGGTCATGGGGCTCACCGAGCCTAAGATCGAAATCCAGCCGAGGCACGAGAAGCTGGAGACCGAGCAGGTCGTTCTCTCCTTCCATCTCGCCGTCATGCGGACCGAGGGCAAGAGAGTCCAGATCGTTCGAGTCACTGCGTAACTAAACACCTGAAGGAGTAATTGAAAATGGCTGTTATTAATCAGAAAGCCGATGTTATCGACTTCCCGCAAGGTGCCTTGTATGGTGGTGCTTCCGAGAAGGTGATCCAGAAAGTTGTCAGTGTCGCCTCTGGCGATGAAGATGGCTCTGCTTACCTGGTCGGTGAAATCCCTGGCGAAGCAATCATCACCGGCGTCTCGGTGCTCAACACCGCCGTCACTGCCGGTACTGACTACGACCTCGGTCTTGCCGACCAGGCGGGCAATATCATCTCGGCTGACAAGCTCTTCGACGGCGTTGATATGTCGTCCGCAAGAACAGCGTTCACCGAGATGGCTCTCGACTTCGGCGCTGCCAATGCTGCCAAGTGCGTCTACGAGCTGCTTTCTCATGTCAGCAAAGTAGTGCCGGGCAGTGGAGAGACCGCATCCAAGGCGTCCTATCGACTCATCCTGACCGCGAATACTGTCGGCTCTGCCAATGGGACTATCGTTGTTCAGGTCAGATACAGGGATAACATCTAACCATGAAGAAGTTCATAAAGACTTTCCTCGCGGTGTGTGCCGCTTCTCTCCTGATCTCAGGGCCAGCGGTCAGTGCGCCGATTGAGTCGCTTGACACTATCCACGTCAAGACCGGCAAGGTCGGTATGCGTGCTGATTCGCTGGAACTGAGAAGTTCTGGAAGCACGAAGTTGTTCACACTCACGCCCGCCGCCTCCCTGGCGGCAGACCGAGCGATCACATTGCCCGATCCCGGTGGTGCCGCATCCTTTGTGATGACGGCGGGCGCTCAGACCATCGCAGGCGTGAAGACATTCTCTTCCGCCCCGGTGTTCTCCTCTCCTCCAACCAAGGCGAGCTTGGGCAAACAGGCGAAACGGGTCATTCTCTGCAAGGCGATCAACAGTGGCGGGACACTGGCTGATAGCACCACTTACAGAGGTTTCCTCTTCCCTGGTCGAGCCGGGACCGTGACTAATGTTGTGCTCCTGGCTGGCACCAAGCCCGCCGGGGGAACCAACACGGTCAAGATTCTGAAGGCTGGCAGCGGTGGCAATACCATGCTCTCGGCTGCTACCTTCGATCCGACCACGTTGACCAATGACACCGGCGCACCGATGACCCTGACCAGCACCGGTGCCGACCTCGCTCTCACCGCTACCCAAGGCGTGTATATCGAGTGGGCGACCGGTGTCCAGACCACCGATGCGGTGAACGCGACCGTAACGGTGGAGTTCGAGCCGGACGACTATTAACCTTCGTTTTCGAGGCGTCTTGCAGCAACAGGGGGAGTCTTCGGACTCCCCTTGTTGTATTTGCTCGAGACGACTATACTTCGTAGTATGAGCGGAAAGATTGACATCATGAACAGGGCGCTGGGGTGGCTGGGACAGCCTCCCATCAATAATCCTGAAACACCGTCGAGCACGTCCGGCAAGGCGGTGGCTGATATCTATGAGCTGGTGCGCCGGGCGGTGCTGGCTAAATACTATTGGAACTTTGCCGAAGTCACGGCGAACACTGTGTACCTGGGTGAGTCTGAGGGTGTCTACGATGATGATTATCTCTACCCGGAGAATTGCCTGAAGCTCATCAGACCGATCACTGACACGGGCTATAAGATTGAGAAGTGGCGTATCGGCTTCAGCGTCACGCACGAGAAGAAGATCATTCAGATCAACAACAGTGCCAAGGCTACCTTGAAGCTGATTTACAACTACGATCAGAAAAACATTGGAATCTGGTCTCCGCTGGCTCAGGAGGTCTTCGCTCTTTACCTGGCGCTGGGTGCTTGTAATTCCATCCTGGGCAAAGAGAATCAAATGCTCCAGGTCTTGAACGGCATCTTGACCGAGGAGCTGAAAGACGCGATCTCGGTTGACGGACAGGAGCAGCCGTTCGACATCGAGGAGATCTACCAGGTCGAGAGGGCGAGGCTCGGTTATCTCGATTACGAGAACGACGGCAGCGAGGGTAACAGCCTCCTGGTGAACTTCTCATGACGACCGGCAACCTGGCGATCATGAACTTCACCGGGGGGGAGCTCTCCCCGTTGATTTATGGGCGCAACGACCTGGATCTCCAGAAGCGCGGTCTGGAGTGGCAGCGAAATATGTACTCACTGGAGCAGGGCGGCAGCCGGTATCGTAACGGCTGGTTCAATGTTCACAACACGAAGGACCACGGTCTTGCTCGACTGATTCCCTTCGAGTTCAACAATGAGGACACATACGCTCTGGTCATGCACGATCAGTTCATGCGTGTCATTCGGGACGACGGACCGGTGGTGGAGACCGCGAAGAACATATCGGCTGCTACAAAGGCGAATCCCTGCCAGCTCACGATAACAGGTCACGGTTATTCGGCAGGTGATGAGATTTTTATCGACGGCGTGGTCGGCATGGAAGAACTTAACGACCAGTTTTTCAAGGTGCGGTCTGTTGTTGACGCGAATAACATCACGCTTGAGGACACGCTCGGCGATGATATCGATTCGACCGACTTCACGACTTACAGCTCGGGGGGCACCGCCGCGAGAATCTTTGAAATCGCGACACCGTTTGAGTATGACCACTTGGAGGAACTTCACTACACACAGAACTCGGACACGATTCTGACAGCCAGGCATCGGTATCCTCCGTTCTTCATCACCCGCCTGGATCACGACGACTGGCACATCACGACCGGGCAGCTCTCCAGCCCGGTGAATATCACAGGTATTACGAAGGCGCTGTCAGGTGTTTTTACTACCAGGGACGAGCACGGGCTTTCTGTTGACGATCAGGTCTGGGTCGGTAGCATTGTCGGCATGACCGAATACAACAACGGGCATTTTGTTGTTGAGTCGGTGCCGACCGACACCACGCTCACTCTCAAGGACACGGCGGGCGCTTCGATAGATTCTACTGGTTTCACGACCTACTCAAGCGGCGGTGTGATATTCAAGATCGGGCACCGGACCAATGATCCCTTCGGTCAGCGCGTGATCAGTGGTATCACGAAAGCGAATCCCGGCGTGTTCACGACGACAGCGGCCCACGAGCTGAAGATTAACGACGAGGTTTTCTTCGCCGATATCAACGGCATGACCGAGCTGAACAATACCCGCTACTTCGTGAAGACGGTGCCATCGACGACAACGTTCACTGTTGCAGAGGAGGAAGGCGGCACCGAGCTGAACACCAGCAGCCTCACCGCATGGCTGTCAGGCGGGACTGTCACGCCGCTGAAGAAGGTGCCGAAGACCTTGACTACGATTCAAGAGGCGAGGCTTGGATATGCGAATACGCCATCTGAGCCGGACCTCTTCATCTTCTCCAGGTCGCCGGACGCGAGCACCGGAGAGCAGAGATATCAGGACTTCGAGCTGAACACTGATGACACCTATGCGGTCAAGGGCAATCTCGCTGCAATCTTCGGGAGTCTGGAGGCGATCACCTGGCTCGCCACCGTGGGCGACGAGCTGATCGTCGGCACCACCGGCAGCATCAGGCGGCTTATCGGCAAGGACGGGAACGGATTCTTGACGCCATCGAACGCGAAGGCACCGGCAATTAACAACATCGGCAGCGCTCCGCATCAGCCGATCTCGAACGGTCGGACGCTCTACTACATCGAGAACAACATCAGGACACTGAGAAACTTCATCTTTGATTTCGCTGTTGATGGTTACAACACTATCGATGTCAACCTGGTCACGGATCACCTTGTCCAGCCCGGCATCAAGCAGATCGACGAGCAGCTCGGCAGACCTGATACCATCTGGGCGCTGAGAGCCGATGGCGTCCTGGCGGGCATGACGTTCAAAGAGTCAGAGAATATTTACGCATGGCACCGGCACGAGGTTTCGGGCAGCAGCCGAGATGACGACGACCGCCTTCAGCCGTGGGCGAAGATTCTCTCGATTGCCGTGCTCAAGCGCAGCAACAACTACACTCGATTGTGGGCGATAATCGAGCGAGAGATCACTATCGACGGTGCCACGAAAACCACGAGAAGCATCGAGTACATGACCGATAAGGTCCATTACGAAGTGCTTCATAATTTCTTCCGAGGGGAGGGCGAGGACGCCCGGCAGGCAGCCGTCACGAAATGGCTGAACTCTCGCATGGAAGCGGTCAAAGATGACATCTATGTCGATTCGTGCGTGAGGTATGACGGTCGTTTGATCGGCGGGTCGTTGACACTGACACCAGCCGCGACGACCGGGGCGACTGTTAACTTCACCGCGAGCGGTGCGTTCTTTGATTCGAGTATGGTCGGGCGCAGACTCATCAAGACTTACTCGCGATGGGGCGATGGCGGCGGCGTGGCTGTCATCAAGTCGATCACATCTTCGACGGTGGCGGTCTGCGAGGTTCTCGATGATTTTGACACAACGGACACAATACCAGCCGGACAGTGGATCATTACGACCGACACGGTGAAAGGGCTTCGATTGTTCCGAGGTCAAAGCGTTCGCGTCCAGGTTGACGGAGCGGACGGCGGTACGGTCGCCGTTGATCTTGATGGCAATCTCACGCTCCAGGAGCAGGCGGGCGTCATCAAT